TGTATAGTTTGCTACTGAGCTAGAATCAGCTTTTGAGCCACTCCAATAATATAAATCTAAAATATATTGAAATTGCGATTGAGTTACATCAGTTGATGAACTGATAGTATAAATCATTGGAGATTGTGATAATGACCCTGATTCTGGAGTCTGTATAAAAGTTATAGCCATTAAATCTTTTATTATTTAACCAACTACCCTACCAATTGTATTTAACGAGATACTGTATTAGGAAATAATCCTGCTTTTATTTCAGAAATAAATGCTTTACTCAATTCTTTTGCTAAATCTTTTTTAATTGCTTTCGTAAATGCATCCTTAAACCATGGTCTTGGAGGTTTAATATTCTTTGTGCCTGTTTCTAAGAATAAACCATATGCTTTAGATTTTACAACAATTGTATTTTTTAATTGGACTACTTTAATAGAGTTTAATAAAGTCCTTGTTTGCGGTTGTGGATATTTCCAGTATGTAGGATTCTTTCTAAGATAAGGTGTATCTAATCGCTGACTTCTTTGCAATCTTCTATTTCTTGTCCCATTTAGATTATTGATTACATTTTCTCTTACCTTTGGGACTATCTTTGCAATTGCTTCCTGTAAGGTCATTATGGATTAAGATTAATAGTGCAATAGTTGAAACAATTGTTAGGTACGGATATATCAAAGTTTACTACCCATCCTGCTAATACATTATCAAAATTATCTAAGAATTGTACTGCTTTAATATTTCCTAATTCAAATTGTCCAAAGTTATTTGTATATGCCATAACATCATTCATAATACCCATAAGATTTGCATATATATCTTGCAAATCAGATATACCATCATAAGGTATAACTTGCTTATTCTTATTATCAATTGAATCTGGTGTAATCACTTTAGGTTTATCTGCAAGTATTAAAGTAAAATTATAAGTTGCGATTTTATCTGTAATATCCATTGAGTCCACATTGATATTAGCAAGAGGATATTGTGGAAACTCTTTTGTATCTAAAGAAAATATATCTCCTTGTGATACAAAACCAATAGAAGGATGGTTTCCTAATATTGTTTTCCAATAATCCATCATTACATAGTAAACACAATAATTACTAGCTCCGCTTAATACTGCCATAGTTTATAATTTAAAAGTGAATTCCGCCGTAGTACTGAGAAGATTTATCCGGGTACACCTCTGTTTGGTCACCCGTTACTTGTAAGTATTCCGGTATACCACCTGCGTTAGATGTAGATATTAACCAATCTTGCATTCTTGTCGCATAATAATCTGCGTTATTTAATGCTTTACTTAATAGATAATCTAATTCATTTTTAGTAGGTGCTGTCGATTGCTCACTCAAATGTTTTACTGCACCACTTCCTTTAAAATCAATTGAGGAAAATGGAATGTATTCTGTACAACCATACCATATTAAAGTAGGTTTTACATAATCTTGCAATAGAGTTTGATAATCTCCACTCACACTACCTGATTGTATATCCGATTGTAATTTATCATAAAGGACAGTGCCCAATAAATTAAGGATATACTTTTCTTGTGCTGTACGAATAAACGGAATAAGTTTATCAGCATCTATTTCTCCATTTAGTGGAGTATTTTTTATAATGTCATTTCTACTTACGAATAGTGCAAAGGCCATAATGTATTCTTTAGCTATTTAACAAATTGGTTATTCATAATCATTTTTGAAAAAAGGAGAGCTCATTTTCGGTAATGATTCTTTTTCTGCATTTACAACAGGTGTTTCACTATCATCAACTTGTGATTGCTCATTTGCAGTATCTTCAACTTGCTCAATTGTTTGACCTGATTCCTCAGCCTGTTTAGAAGCAATTGAGAGTGGCATAATTTGCTCCACATATAAATCTGTATTATTCCATCCACCTCTTTCTAAAACCTCCTCTATGCTACCTAATAATAAGTTTTGGAATGGTACAATTGTCATACTCTGTAAAATAGAAAATGCCATAGCCATTTCATCTGCGTTTGATGAGAAACCATTTATCTCTGTACGAATACCAAATAATAAAGGTGATGTAATCCTATGTGCTACAAGTATTCTATCTTGTGCATATTTTGCAACATACTGATATTTCTCATGTAGATTTTCAGTTTGTATTGCATCGAATGTAGGTTTATTATCTGCTGAGTCGTTAAATGTAATCATAAATCTACCTGCGTTTCTAGTGCCTGTAAACTTAGATACGATTTGGTCTTCGATAATATCTCTTTCCTCAATTGGAGGTACACCATTGTTTAGGTTGATTGCAATTAAAGGTAAGAAACCATTTTCAATATTGTTTAAGTGTAAGTTTGATAATTCTGCTTCACTTGCTGCAAATTGTAATGCTGAAATCCAATCAGGTAGAGAATAATAATATTTGCCTGGTGTATATCCTTTAATGTATGCAATTTCTACTTTCTCATTAGATGTGCCAAATGCAGGTAATTTCTTTTTATTTCTTACAGATTTGTGGTCATTCCAATCAGTTGCATAATAATAATTTTGTATAGATAAATTATCATACAATTTTTCTGCTCTTAGTTTTTGTACTGGAACATGATATAATCTTAATATCTGTGTATGTGCATCATTCCAAACTACTTGCAATGCAGCATTACCAAATAATTTCAAATCAAATGCAACTTTTCTACCATCATTCTTAGATAATATTTTATTTAAGCTATCTTCAAACTCAGGGTTATTAGTAAAGATACCTTCACCATAAATTAAATCTGCTATACCTTCAACACATGCAGCATTTGTTGTAGATGTATTATATGCTTCCTCAATCAAATAAAAGAAATCATCATTATCATAAATGCCAACTGGCACCCATGATTGACGAGTTTTTACATCCTCTGTGATTACAGGTATTTCATGTCTACTTAGATTAACTACTTTTAAGTCATTCATATTATAATATTATATATTCGTTTGATGATGTATATGATAACGATGTATCATTTTGCGTTGTATAATTAACTTTGTTTGAGCTAGATACAAAGTATGATTGAGATTGTTGAGCAAATACTTGCACACTTCCTTTATATTGTATTGTAGAAACACTACCTGTTGTATCCCATAAAACCATTCTATATTGGTCACCAACTTTACTGCCTGATATTTGAGGAAAATTAAATTGTATTAATTGTGAGTCCGCAGTTGTAGAATAAGATGATGTACCCAATGAAATAGATGATGATGCATAAGTTAACATATTTGTCAAACTTATTGCAAGACTACCTGATGAGATTGGTTCTTTGTATCTGAATGCAGTTGGATTACTGCCACTAACATAGTATGATATCATTTACTTGTATTTAACTTGTCTATACTATATAACAAATAGACCTGTGCTATGTTTTATCTAATAAAAAACCCCCACATTACTGTGAGGGTTAATTTTATATCGTATATTTTCTACAATTATACTGCTTGATAAGCTGCGATAGTTACAGAGCCACTCAATTTAGCGAATGGGTCAGTTGTAGTTGAGCCACTCAAAAATTGTGCGTATACAGGCTCGTTACCTTGTAAAGTAATGCTGTATCCGTAAAGGTCTTGTAAGTTAGCGCCAGTTGAAATTTGACCTGCAGTTAAATCTGCACCGAATCTTCTACCTACTAATAATGCATCACCTGCGTTAGTATGTACGATAACTCTTGGTCTTCCAGCTGCTAATACTTTCAATTCTTTGGTCATTGCATTAGTCAATTTCTTCAAATTCAATACTGCTTCTTGTGTGAAAGAAGTTGTACCGTTTTCTCTAGATGTATTTACAGTTTCTGTATAAGTTGATGTACCTTTAAGGTCATACTTGTATACAGTTGTAGAAGCACCTAATGAAGTAATTAATGTATCTGCATCTTCTGTACCGAATGAAGCTGTTTCGTTGTAGTTAATAAAATATACGGCTTGCAAGCCACCTACTGAGTCTTTGCAAGGCTCTTGTCTTGATGATTGTAAATTACACGCCATAGTTTTTAATTTTTAATTTTTATTTAATTTATTTACTACAATTATGCTTTGTGAATTGCGATGTCAGAACCGATACCGATTTGAACACCAGCCGTCATACGCATGATAACACGTACATTTTGTGAGCCGTCCAAATCAGCCATATCTAATACCTTAACTTCATTTGTATCAGAAAGCAAACCTGTACCAAAGAATAAATTTGATTTTTCTGCAGCTACCATATAGTTGTTAGAAAGTCCTGGTGCTACAAACAAAGGAATACCATTGAAATCAAATGGTTTTTGGCCAACTGTTACTAAGTTGTTGTATCCGTTTGCGTAGTTAGCACCTAATGCTTGTTGATAAGCTTTAGCTACATTGTTTGGAATATAGATAGTTAAATCTTCTTTTCCATAAACTGCGTCAGGTACTGCAGATACTAATGCATCCAATGCAGCGATTACATTTGCAGAAGTGATTGAGCCACTTACAGATGATGATACTACACCTGAACCACCAGCAGTCATTAAACCTAATAGACCAGTGAATGTACCACTACCAGATGCAGATGCTCTCCAGATAGATTGTTCGATTTGTTGAGCAACTGTATTTGCTACATTTGCTAATAAGAAATCTGTAAAGTTTGCTGGCAAATTGTCATACACAGAGAATCCCATTTCTGCAGCTTCCCAGTCACTTCTAAAGTCTTTCTTACATAATTCGATGTTTACTTGTAATTCTTTTGGTTGCAAGATTGCTTCTGTTAAAGTTACAGAGCCAGTTGCTGCGAAATCACAAGTTGCATCTTGGATGATGTTGCTTGTTGCAAGCTTCTTCATTACTTGTTTGAACTTAACATTAGGAACGATTGTAATCGCTCTTTCAGCTAGGGTCTTACCAGAAAGAAGGGCAGCGCTAATG